ATAAATTAATTGTACGCCTCAACAATAAACCAGAAGGCTTCTTATAAGAGGCTATTGGTATGGATGATAAAGAGTATTTTTGGCTAACACGGAAAAAAGAACCTAAACCTAAGCCCAAATCCAGACCACTACCTAAAGCTACTCAAAAGTACTTAGAGGCAGAGGAAGAATTTACTGAAGCTTTAGACAATCTGGAAATTAAATACGAAAAGAAATTCCAGTTTAAATCTACAAAGCATTGGCGTTTTGATTTTCATTTAATTGAACATCGTATTTTAGTTGAAATTGCTGGTGGACCTTGGTCTGGTGGACGAAAGGGCAAGCTGGCAACAAAGGCGTGGAGTATGGACCGTTACGATGTTGCTGAATCAATGGGATATACCGTTGTTCGGTTAGAGGCATCACCAAGATTTAAGATTAATGAATCTGGTCCATTACAGATCCAAGCTCATTTCGCAAGCCAATGGCTTAAAAACTTAAAGAGGCAAATATTCAATGGAGCAGATCAGACCATTTCCTCCACAGGAATTAATTGATAAAGCCGATGAAGAAGAGGCAATTCGATTGGCGCCAGCCCCTGAGTTGATGAATTGGGTAATTTCAAATTTTTTAACTATTGGTGGACCTTTACATAACCCTGACCATGACCATATTGCTGAACTAATACATGACAATGAGGAGTTCTTGGCTTTTGCTTGGGCATCTTCTGCTTGTATGGCTAAAAAGCGCATGGTTTTAGGCCAATGTGAAAAAGTTATGTTTAATCAGGGCGGGTGGAAGAAAGCTCGACAAGAGCAGCAAATGCGCGATTGGTTTGGATATGTGCCTGTGTACCTCATCACAATTGATGCAAGTTATTGCGATCAGGCGACTGATCGTGATTTCTGTGCATTGATAGAACATGAGCTTTATCACATCGGCGTTGAGCGTGATGAAGATGGCGAACCTCTTTACAGTGAAATGACAGGATTACCAAAACATTATTTGGCTGGGCATGATGTTGAAGAGTTTGTGGGCGTAGTTAAACGATGGGGAGCAGACGAGAACGTGAAGCGACTTATTGAAGTGGCGAAGCAAGCGCCGTTTGTATCTGATGTAAATATTTCCAAGTGCTGTGGAACTTGCCTAATTAACTGAGCCATCCGGCTCATTTTTTTTGCCTTGTTTCCTTGATGAGCCTTGATGGATTTTGAATTATGGCGAAGCTTAAAAAAGCCGAGCAACTCTTTATAGTTCGGTCTCTTGCGCAGTTCATGACACCTACTGAAGTTGTTAAGGCTATCAAGGAAACTTTCAACATCACTGTTTCACCTCAGCAAGTTGAAGCTTATGACCCGACTAAGGTGGCAGGGCGTGACTTAAGAAAGGAGTACGAGGAAGTATTCGAGTCTACAAGAGAGGAATATCTCAAACAGCCAATTCACAACATAAGTGGGGCAAATGACATTGTTCAGTTAAAAATCTTGAGTGACTTGCTTTTTGCCAAAAAAAATAACGTGACCATGACAATTAAGATCGTGGACCAAATGCAAAAGATCATGAAAGGGTTTTACGAGAAGCGACTTGAGATTACTGGAGCTGGTGGTGGGCCACTTAAAACAGAAAATACGAACACCCCATCACCACCGGCATTAACACCTGAAGAGCTTTCGAAACTCTCGCCTCAGGAACTTTCACGCTTAGTGATTAATGGAAAGCTATGACATACGCATTAGATGAAATAGCCCCTTTAATTAAAGAGTGGACTATTAACGTGCGCCTGCCTGAAGTAATGACTGAGATGACACGGCGTTATTACTACAAGGCTGCAATCGAGCAAAACGAATTAAGTATTCAGGCGGAAATCTACAAGTGCAGCAAGGATCCAATCCATTGGTTTAACAATTGGATCTGGACATATGATCCGCGTGGTATGGCATTTGGATTGCCGGCAAACATTCCGTTTGTATTACGGCCGAAACAAGTTGAGCTTGTGGCGTGGCTAGAGGAACGTGAAAGCACACAAACACACGGTCTAATTGAAAAATCCCGTGATGAGGGCATGAGCTATGTTGTGCTGGGGTTTTTCTTACATCGTTGGTTATTTGTAGAAGGTTTTGCGGGTGGAGTTGGTAGCCGTAAAGAGGAACTAGTTGATAAGAAGGGCGACCCTAAAACCCTATTTCATAAATTCCGCGATATGTTCAGCAAAATGCCCCAATGGTTAAAACCTAAGGGCTTTGTTGAAAAAGTGCATGATAACTACATGCGCATCATTAACCCGGATAACGGCGCAACTATTACCGGTGAAGCAGGTGACAATATCGGCCGTGGTGGACGTACCACAATGTATTTTTTGGACGAATGGGCTTTCGTAGAACGGCAAGAAGCTGTAGATGCAGCTATATCTCAAAACACCAACGTCCACATTAAAGGATCTACACCTAATGGTATTGGTGATCGTTTTCACCAGGATCGTTTTAGCGGACGTTACGCCGTCTTTACCATGCCTTGGCGTGATAATCCTGATAAGAACTGGACTGTTACCTATAACGGCAAAGTTATTTACCCGTGGTATGAAAAGCAGCTGGCCACACTTGATGATGTGGTACTTGCTCAAGAGGTTGATATTAACTATGCCGCTTCTGTAGAAGGCGTCTTAATTCCTAGTACTTGGGTTCAAGCTGCAATCGATGCGCATAAGAAGCTTCAGATTGAGCCGACTGGTGACCGTATTGCCGGCTTAGACGTAGCTGATGAAGGTAAGGATAAAAACTCTTTTGCAGCGCGTCACGGCGTTGTCATGACTTACTTGGCCACATGGTCTGGTAAGGGTGATGACATTTTTGGAACGACTCAAAAAGCTATGGATCTCTGCTTCGAGAAATCTATCGATACGCTGTTTTACGATGCCGATGGCCTTGGCGCCGGGTGCCGTGGTGATGCCCGTGTGATTAATGAAAAGCGCAGAGAGTTGGGCTTATCCGAGATTAATGTGGAGTCATTCCGCGGATCCGGTTCAGTTCATGACCCTGAAGGGGAAATGGTAGAGAAACGTCTTAATAAAGACTTTTTTGCCAATTTGAAAGCTCAGTCTTGGTGGTCATTACGTTTGCGCTTCCAAGAAACTTTTAGAGCACTTGAGGGGCGTGATTATGATCCAGACATGATCATTTCACTATCAAGTGAAGATATCGATGCCAAGGAATTGGCACTACTCACTACTGAGCTATCTCAACCAACGTACACAAAAAACGGTGTTGGGAAAATCCTAGTCAACAAACAACCTGATGGCACAGCTTCACCGAACCGGGCAGATAGCGTGATGATTTGCTTTAACCCGCAAATTGCTGAGCTCAATATTTGGGGCAAGCTATAAAGAGAAAGTTATGGGCTTAATTAAATTTACAAGAGATTCGTTCCAGAACTTTGCAGCTCGAGTTGGGTTGGGTTCTGGAAATCAACACGATCAATCGACTTATGGTTTTAACTTCACAAGCCGAAATCGGTTGAAGCTTGAAGCGATGTATCGATCGAGCTGGGTGGTTGGGCAAGCGGTCGATGTTGTAGCAGATGACATGACGCGTGAGGGAATTAATATCCGCGGCATGGACGATCCAGAAGATGTGGAGGCAATTAACCAGGAACTAGATAGCCTGCAAGTGTGGGATAAGATCAATGAGACCATTCGCTGGTCCCGACTTTACGGTGGGGCTATCGCTGTAATGTTAATTGATGGCCAAAATGTATCTACCCCACTTAATGTAAATACTATTGGTAAAGATCAGTTCAAAGGGTTGCTTGTTTTAGACCGCTGGATGGTTTTACCTGACTTGCAAGATCTAGTCACCGAGTATGGTCCAGATTATGGGATGCCTAAATATTATGATGTTATTACTGACTCAGTAGGCTTATGTAATCAGCGCATTCATTATTCACGTGTTTTCAGAATGGATGGGATTAAACTACCTTACTGGCAGGCTATAGCGGAAAATTTATGGGGCCAATCAGTTATTGAGCGTTTAGAGGATCGTTTAACTATTTTTGATAGCGCCACATTAGGTGCTGGCCAGCTTATCTATAAAGCTCATTTACGCACATACAAGGTAAAAGGCTTACGTAGTCTTATTGCTGCTGGTGGGCGAATGTATGACGCTCTGGTTGAGCAAATTAACCAAATCCGTTTATGGCAATCTAACGAAGGCCTGACACTGATGGATGCTGAAGATACTTATGAGGCCCATCAATATAGTTTTTCTGGGCTTGATAATATTCTGATGCAGTTTGGCCAGCAAATTGCTGGGGCCTTAGGTATCCCTTTAGTTCGCTTATTTGGTCAGTCGCCAGCCGGTTTTAATGCTACAGGTGAATCTGACTTATCGAACTATTACGACAATATCAATCAGCAACAAGAAGGCCGTATGCGTACGCCGTTGCATAAACTGCTTGAAATTGTTTCTCGGTCAAAGCTGGGTAAACCTTTACCTAGCTCTTTTAAATTTGATTTTGCCTCATTGTGGCAGATCGATGACGAGAAAAAAGCAGAGATTGCGGCCAAAGTTGCTGAGGCAGTTACTAAGGTTGAAGAGGCTGGAATCATCTCGCGCCAAACGGCGTTAAAAGAATTACGTCAATCAAGCGAGTCTACTGGAATCTTCTCGCATATTTCTGATGAGGAAATTAGCCAGGCTAAAGATGATCCACCGCCGCCAAATGAAGGTTATGACGATGAAAAACCAAATAAGTCGGATATCACCGCACCTGGCGAGGAAGACCGAGATACGGTACAGCCAGCAGCTTAGAAAGATTGCGGGATACATTGATACGATTGTTAAAGGTTTTGATGTAAATGATCCAAAGTCATACCCACTGATGATTGCGTCATTAAACGAGTATGCCAACACGCTTCAGTTTTGGGCGCAAAATGCAGCTGGGCGAATCATTACTGATGTAGCACTACGGGATGAGAAAACTTGGCTCATCTATGCAAAGGATCTTTCTCAAGGTGTACGTGAGCAAATCCGGAATACGGACACTGGAGCGGTATATCAGCAGCTTTTAAATGACCAAGTAAGGCTTATAAAGTCATTACCGTTAGATGCTGCCCAGCGTATTCATGACCTTTCTACTCGATCGCTAATTGAAGGTAACCGTTCAAGTGAGATTGCCGGCTTGATTATGGCAACTGGCCGTGTGACAAGATCCAGAGCAAACACAATTGCCCGGACTGAGGTAAGCCGAGCATCATGCGTATTTACTCAAGCGAGAGCCGAAAATCTTGGATCCGAGGGTTATATCTGGCGAACCAGTGAAGACGGCGATGTTAGGCAGAGTCACAAGGAGATGAATGGAAAATTTGTCTATTGGAATAAGCCGCCAACTTTGGATAATTTAACTGGTCATGCTGGATGTTTGCCCAATTGTCGATGTTATCCAGAGCCAGTCATACCAGAAATTTAACAGCCACCTTCGGGTGGTTTTTTAATGCCTGCAAAAAGGTGATCCATGTTTAAAAAGAAACCTAAATCAAAGGCCACAGTAGATAGATCAAATTTCTACACTACTGGCCAAATTGGGCGGACACGGGAAACCACCCCTGAAGGTTATTTGCTTTGCCGAGATGTGCCATTAGCTCGGATCGGTAAATTGCTTTATGGCGATGGTGAGGTGCCAGTTACCGCCGACAACTCTGGTCTAATCATTATTGAACGTGGTGAAGATGTTTTATTTGATCCACGTACGATCGCCAGTTTTGAAGGGAAGCCTGTTACCGATGATCATCCAAAGGATTGGGTAACCCCAGAGAATTGGAAGAAACTTTCAAACGGAACTGCACATGATGTACGCCGTGGAGAGGATGAAGATTCTGATTGTTTAGTAGCGGATCTGCTCATTACAGACAAAGACATGATTGATGCTGTGATGAAAGGAAAGGTTGAAATCTCTCTAGGGTATGACGCTGATTACACGGAAATTAGCGTAGGAAAAGGGATTCAAACAAATATTTTTGGAAATCACATTGCTCTGGTTAAAAAGGGGCGTTGTGGGTCGCGTTGTAAAATCGGAGATAGTTTTATGCCTAAACAGAGTAAAGGCTGGCTGGAAAGCTTGCGCAAAGCTAAACGTACAATTGATGAGGCTTTGGAAAAAGCCAAGAGCACTGATGAGGAGGATGTCGAAACCGAAGATGACGATGAGGATGATGACGGCAAAACAACTGATGCTGCAATCAATCGTGAACTTTTAAAAACCCTCAAAACAGTTCAAACAACAGTCCAAACATTTGATGAGCGACTCTCAAATCTGGAAAAGAAAAAAACCAAAGATTCTGAATCGGAAACTGAAGATGATGATGAAGAAGGCGATGGTAAGGGGAAAGAAACCGAAGACGATATTTTAGAAGCTCAACAGGCTCAAAAACTATCCGAACAAGGTATTCAAAATCACACCGGTGATTCGCTTCAAGAAGTTTTATCACGTGCAGAGGTTTTAGTACCTGGCTTTAAAATGCCAACTTTCGATAGTGCCAATAATGGCCCAGCTGTCTTAAATACTAAACGCAATGTATTAAAGCAGGCTTATGCTACGGAAGATGGCCAAAAAGCCTTGAAGCCGTTTGTAGGTGCTACTCCGAACTTTGACACTATGCCAGCCTATACAGTCGATGCTGCATTTATTGGGGCATCGGAACTCATCAAACAACAAAATAACGCTGCTGGGGTGCGTTCAGGCATTTCTACCCGTGATTTTGGTCGTGCGCCACTTACACCTGCAGAAATTAACAAACGTAACCGCGAACACTGGGCAAACAAAGGAAATTAATAAATGGGTAATGCATATCTATATCGTATGCCTTCAGGCATTCCAGGTGATATTTCACGAAAAGCACATTCCACAGTTGAAGCACACATTCTCAAAGGTAGTTTTGGTGCCTTCGGTATTTTCGGAAAGCTAACAGCAGATGGAATCGTACCGCTAGAAGCGGCTGATACCGATGTTTATGGCTTAATTGTTCGTTCTTACCCTACTCAATCAGCTGTAAATGGAATCGGTGCAGCTGTACCTCAATCGGGAATTGTGCATGACATTATGCGCCGTGGTTACATGACAGTTAAATGTAACGTTGGTACAGCGAAAAAAGCCGGGAAAGTTTATGTGCGCGTAGCTACAGGAACAGAACTAAAACCGATCGGCGGGATTGAAGCGGTTGCAGATGGTGTGAATACCATTGAACTAAAAAATGCAATGTTTATGCATGATGCAGATGCTCAAGGCAACGTAGAAATCTCTTACAACATTTAAAATATTTTTGACGTAAATCACGGCGCTATATGCGTCTTTTTTTACGCCTGGAGAAAATGAAAACATGAGTAAATTACTCTTAGCTTCGACCATGACTCAAGCAGTAGCAATGGGTCGACCAATTCGAGCACGTACACGTGATTCTGGAACTATGCATACCTTTGATGCACGTACAATTGATAGTACTGGTGCATTTCTTTTAGGTGAATTGGAGCGCCTTGACCAAACTCTACATGAGCCATTAGCAAATATTACATGGGGCCGTGATATTGACTTGCGCTCTGATGTATCTATTGCAGATGAAGTATCTTCATTCACAAACTCTACTTTTGCTGCAGCTGGTGGTCCATCACCTACCGGGAAATCTTGGATTGGTAAAAATACCGATGCTATTGCCGGCATTGCATTGGATATTGGTAAGACTGCCCAGCCTCTTAGCTTATGGGGTATGGAAATTGGCTATACCATTCCAGAATTAGAGTCTGCACGAGCTGTAGGCCGTCCAGTGGATGACCAGAAATTCAAAGGTATGAATCTGAAATATCAAATGGATATTGACGAGCAGGTATATATCGGCGATGACACGCTTGGTGTAGAAGGACTTTTAAACTCTTCTAAAGTAGGTGCGACCAACGTTAATAAAAACTGGAAACTAGCAACCCCACAAGAAATTTTAGACGATGTAAACCTTGTCTTAAATAACGCTTGGGTGGCTTCTGGTTTTGCGGTTTGCCCGGACAAGCTTTTATTGCCACCAGTGCAATTTAGTCTCTTAACTTCGCGTATTGTCAGCGAAGCAGGGAATATCTCTATTCTTGAGTTCTTAAAGCTCAATAGCTTAAGTAATTCAGTGAATGGCCGACCTCTAAATATTCAGCCTTCTAAGTGGTGTGTAAGCCGTGGTGCAGGTGGTACGGATCGTATGTTGACGTATACACAGTCTGAAGATCGTGTGCGTTTCCCACTTGTACCGTTGCAACGTACACCAATCGAATTCCGTGGTATTCGACAAATTACAACCTATTTCGGTCGTTTAGGTGTTGTTGAATGGGTTTACCCAGAAACAGCTTATTACGCTGATGGCCTATAAGAGGTGAGCATGTCTAAGTTAGTACAAATTTTTTTAAGTAAGCAGCTAACAGTTAACCTTGGTCGTGATGCACAAGGGGAAGCGAAAACAATCGTGTTGCAAGCTGGAATTCAAGAAGTTGAAGAAGACGTGGCCAAACATTGGTTTGTAGCGGCTCATTCACAGGAAATTCCAGCACATTCAGCATATACCAATGAGCTTGAACAAGTCCTTGAGCAGAAAGATAAGGAAATTGCAGCAATGCAAATCCAGATTGATGAAGCAGCAAAACAAATCCTAAAGCATGACGAAGAAATGAAGGCTAAGGATAAAGAACTTAGTGATCTTAAAATTCAGTCTGCTAAGGATCTTCAGACACAAGCTGGTGAAGCAAAAGACGCTCTAGATCAGGCTCAAAAGGTGATTAAAGATCGTGATGCTGAAATTGCTAAGTTAAAAGCTGACTTGGCCAAAGCAACACCGGCAAAAGAGTCTGCAAAAGAAAAAGACGCGCAAAAGGAAACCTAACCCATGATCAGTGAATCCTCTTTTCGTGAAGAAATGCCGGCATTTGCTGATACAACGCAATATCCGTCATTTCAGTTTAATTTCTATTTAAACCTCGGGAAAAAGTTACTTCGCGAGGAACGTTGGGAGGATATGCTTGATTACGGTTTAACGCTGTTCATAGCTCATTATCTTACGCTTTATCGGCGTACGATGACTGCAGCAAGTATTGGTGCTGATGCCGGCAAAATCGTGGGTAATGAGACGTCTAAGTCGGTTGATGGCGTTTCAAAATCTATGGATGTTTCCGGCGTTCTTATTACTGATGCTGGCCATTGGAACCAAACTACCTGGGGCGTCCAGTTTTATCAGTTATTACTGATGGCTGGCATGGGAGGCATCCAATTATGAGCAGTGGTGTTAAATCTTCTGGTAATGGTTTAGCTGACATTTTCCAAGCTGTAGCTGAACTCTCTCAAATGGATGTTTTGGTAGGTATTCCGCATGGGGAGACTCGAACCGATGGTGACGGCCTTACCAATGCACAAATTGGTTACCTTCAGGAAACCGGCTCACCTTCTCAAAACATTCCTGAGCGACCTTTCCTTGTGCCAGGTGTTGAAGAAGTTCAAGAAGAGGTAGGCGATAAGCTGGTTAAAGCGGTTGATGCTGCATTAGATGGCAATAGCCAAAGAATGATGAAATTGCTTGAGTCCGCTGGAATGATTGCAATGAATTCAGTTCGTGCTTATTTCGTGAATGGTGAATTTGCCCCCTTATCTTTGGCCACAATCCGTGCTCGTGCACGGCGTGGCCGTAAAGGTGCTAAGCAGTATCTTAAACAGCTTGAATCGGGACCTGCCGAAACAGGCCTAGTTCGGCCGTTGATTGATACTGGAGAGCTTAGAAAGTCGGTTACTTACGTGCTCATGAAAAAGGAAAAGGAGGTAAAGCGTGGCTCAACTTGATGTTTCAGACGTTTTGCTAGATCCAGACTTCATGGAGACGGGCATTATCTGTAAGCGTACAGAGGTCATCGTTGGAAACAATGGACGGTCTCAAGAAACGACTACATCAACACTCTTTGATGGCGTAGTTACTACAAATAATGGCCTCAATATGGACCGTCGAGCAGATGGCACATTGATTAAAGGCGCAATCAACATTCACACACAGTTTGCTTTAACTTCAGGCGATAAAAATACCAAAGCAGATGAGATTACGTGGAAGGGTAAAACCTACATTGTGGCTCAAGTGCTGGACAATCTACATTATGGCCAAGGTTTCATAAAAGCAATTTGTGAGCTTAAACCACTGGGGTAATCATGGGTGATTCTGCTTCAGGGGGATATATTACCCCTAGTGGCGGATCTGCTTATGACCAAGACCTAGAGGACATCTTTCAAGCCTTCATTGTCGGTATTACTTCTTTACCAGGTGCAATGGTTCGTCCACGTTTCCAAAGAGATCCACCGCCATTCCCCGAAATTGGTGAGGATTGGTGCGCCTTCGCCGTAAAGTCAATAATTCCTGATGATGGGCCTTACTTTGACCAGAAAGACGAAACAATGGATTCAATTCGACATGAAGAGTTGACGCTGTTTTTATCGTTCTATGGCGACCATGGCCAATCGATCGCAAATATCCTCAAAGACGGTCTAAGCATTCCGCAAAACATCGCGCAGCTCAAAGCGCAAAAAATCAAATTTATCAGTACCGGTGAGATCATCACCGCGCCTGACTTTCTCAATAATCAGTATGTACATCGATATGACCTAACCGCTGTCTTTAAGCGGCAAACATTACGCACGTTTGCTGTTAAGTCATTTGTAGATGCTGGGCCGATAGAATTTCCTAGGAGTTAATCCATGACATTGCCTGTTTCAGACGTTGTTAATGTCTCCATTAGTTTGGCGGCATTAGCAGCAGGGCCACGTAGCTTCGGTAATTTACTTATTCTTGGTGCCACGGATGGTGTTGTAGATCCAGTTGAACGTTTAC